GAAAATTTATTTTTTGTTTTTTTTTATTTTAATGAACTGTTTGGTTTTCTTATTTGTTTTTTGCAACAACTCATAATGTAATTTTTTATTAATATAGGTTTAAATAATAAAAAAGCAATGTTATTATCTCGTTTTAACCCTTACCCTTATATCTCTTTCTGGAAATTTTACTTCAAAAATCGCATTAGGTTCACCAAAAACCGTGTACGAATCCGAAATGTCAATTTGCCTAGTTGTATCATCAACATATGGTTGGGATACTTCATTGTATGAATATGACCCACCATACTTACAATAAACCCTGATTTCGATAACGTTAATCACCCCACCAACACTATTAATAGTATCATGTAATTGGCCTATGAACAAATCCTGTCCCATTTCCTGTTTATTAATATCCATAAAATCTGTTATGATATTAATAGTATTATTCGTTACTTGAGCTTGGGGGTATTCCTTATCTACAAATAAATCAACCTCAAACCCCAAGTTGAATATTTTACCGCTGGAAACTTCAACGTAATCATTAATCATCCTATAATCGGATAAAAAATTGGCTATATTTTGTCTTAAAACCAAATTGGATGCATTCGAAGCCTTACCATCGGAATCTAGGGTTAATAGAGAGACCTTAATTTTGTTTTGTTCTTCGTGAATACCAACCCTAAATGGAACACCAAATTCGCTAGGCATTGTTTTAACAATGCTCATGTAATCTTTAATTGTCACTGCGCGATTTTGTGCCGAGAAGTTATATCTTATAAGATTTCTGATTTCTTCAATTGTAAGTTCATCCCTACCACCAATAGCTAGGCTTGATGACCTTATCTTAAATGAACGTTGCACCGCTAAATTTACGGTTGGATTGACGCCTGTAACCCTCATATCTACTAACCCGAATGTGGTTATTGAATTAGGGCCTAAGTTTGTATTAGCACCGCCACCAATTCTGTATCGAACATACATGGTAGTATTTGCCTTATGTGTCTGGCCTAATGCCAAGTTATTTATTATATCACCAATTCTAGTTATGAATGACGAACTAATATTAAAATCATTTAACGATGTTAAATCTTCTGAGCCAGAACCGAATATTATTTTAAAAAAGTAATTATCAGTATATTCGGTTATGAATCTACGGTCAATTTTAACGAATCTACCAGGTTTAATTGATGAATCAGTTGACGTTCTGCTGGTATCTTCAATGAAAACTTTATCTTCGGCCAATGCTGGCACCTCAAACCATCTATCATCGAATGTGTAAAATTGGTCTATGGTTGGGTCTAGATTGTAATCGACACCCTCTAGAGTGATAATTGATTCAACGGATAGCACATTTTTTTCTGGTAGTATTACCTCCATAAATGGCTTAATATCTTGTGCGTATATGACTTTCTTAAATACTTTTGATTCGCCGTTTACTACTAATTCTCGCTTTACAATTCTATAATTAACCAAATTATTATTAATATCGTAAACTGGTATTATTTGCCAATTAGGAAAGCCAGCACTATTAAAAGGAGAACTAAAATCAATTTCATCTACAGTTTCAAATACTTGTCCACCACCAATTACCTGTGCGCCTCTTTTAACAATCGGTGCGTATGAATAATCTGGTGCATCACCGTTAGGCCCTAGAGGTACTGTTACTTCAAAATCAACCAAGGCTATTGAACCTCTTTTTCCTGGAATTTTCAACCCATAAGTTCTTGCCAATGACATTAATGATTTTCTTTCTTGAGCATAATCGATTTGGGTTTCTTGAAACATTCTATCCGTATGGAATGATAACATATCAGAAACAGCCGCATTAAGCTCTAACAACATCATACCAACTGAGGCATCGTTAAAATCGTTAAAAATATCTGGGTAATATTGTTTAACAAAATTTATAAGTTCTTCACGAACATCCGCATAGTTTCTAGCGAAGTAGTTAATTTTTTTAGCCATAATCTGTTTTATATTTTTATTTCAGTAAAGTCACTGGCCTCATAAGTACCATCCGAAACAGTGTAAGATATCTTCAAAACAGCAAGATATTCATTATCATCTGACTTTTTTATTGAAATTTCGTTTATTAATAAATCTGGTAAATATCTTTTCACCGCATTATTTATTTCTTCTTTAATATCCCCAAAGGTAATTTCATCATTCGGGTCAAATATAAACTTCAGTAAGTTAGTGCCGAATTCAGGTAAATACAATCTCTGGCCTTTTTGGGTTAAAATAAGGTGCATTAAATCAGATTTAATGGCATCCATATTGGTTTTATTCATTTCAACAAAATACCCCTTAGTACTTTCCTTAAATGGATATTTTATATTTATAAATTTTTCAGCCATAATACTTCTTTTATCATAAATATAGTAATAAAAAAAATTCAGAAATAAATGGTATAAATAAATTTTCTATAAAATAAAAAAGCCCGTCAATTTTGACAGGCTTCTAAATGTGAATATTGGGGATTATTCTACCTTTATTAAACTCTTTTTATCGATATCGATTTCGCACGCGCCGCCACTGCAAGCCGCCTCCCCAGTTAAATCGGTATTATCATCCATCTCAACGACTTTAGATAAATCAATTTTGGTTAATGATTTCATCATCTCATTGTAAGTTTCTTCACTACAATTCTCGAACGGCTGTTGAATGTAGCTTCCGCCGTCATATGGCAATACAGATATACCATTAAAAGTATCTCTATTTTCCCACATCCATTCACCAACCTCTGGCCACTCATTTTTAACAATTGTTTTTATTCCATTACCGTCTCGCTTACTAAACTCTTTTTTAATTGACACTGTAACAGAAACATTATGAGTATTTTGTCCGTTAACATGACCACCTCTAACCCATTCAGTATTAAATTTCCTAACCCTTTCTAAAAGCTTTATTGGTTTTTCATATCTGAAAATAGCATTTTCAGGGGCTTTTTGCGGTACCGAGATAACCGCTTGTTCGTGAGGTCTGAAGTATTCATCTTCGATTAGTTCTGGGTGATTAATAGCTAAATAGGTGTAAATAGCTTCATTTTTACCGACTCTAATTCGTCTCTTATAATAATCATTATGCCAGCCGTGAACGCCTGATGCTGTACCCAAAACCAAGGAGCTTGTTCCTGATGGTTTTACGGTTGTACTTCTAGCTGCATGGTTAATTCCGATTATATCTGCAACCCTTGCGTTTTCAATTTTAACAATTTCAGCCGCTTCTTTAAGGTTTAATTTCATAACTGCTCCTGAAGCGATACCAGTCATACCAACCCCAATTAACGCATCTTTCTCGGTAGTTCGTTGCCAAACATCCCTTAAATAATGAAAGTCGGTATACCCAGCTTGTAAGGTTCCAATAAAGGCTGCTGCTTTAACTCTTTCGTTTAATTGTTCTTGTGTGTATGTATCACCAACATTTACTTCTGTCAAATTACAGAATTGGTATGGCCTTAGTGCGATTTCACAGCAAGGGTTGGTGCCCCAATCCTTATCATTTGAGAAATATATACCAGGTTCACCTGACCCGCTGGCTTCAATTTTCTCCCATAATTCCATGAATTCTTCTTTCTTAATTTTATGGCGAAGCATAACTGCCGAATTATTGGCCCTGCCTCTTTGTGGGTTTAACTCATACCAATTTCCAACTTTGCAAGAACGCATCTCCATATCATCAAATGAAAATAAAGATATTAAAGCTGCTCTACGAATTCCCCCAGCTAATACAGCATCGGCTATGAAACAAACAATATCGTGAACCTCCAATGGTGTTAATTTTTGTCCGTCATGTTTATGGTCTAGAATACCTTTGATATTGTGTATACAGTCTTTCAACGGCTGTGGACCTGGTGCTTTACCACCAGAAGTAACTAATCTGGCGCCTTTTGGTCTAATGTCTGAGAAATCAAAAACTGGTGTTGATGTGCTTTTATCGCTAACGTCAAAATATGATTTCATTAATATTTTAATCGCATCGGCCCAACCTTCAATTGAATCACCGATTAAGTAGCGTCTGGTTCTTTCCCCGTTAGGTTTTCTTATTTCTGGTAATTGTTCTACGTGGTGTTTTTGAACTGAATATCCGACCCCAGTTCCGCCCAATAAAAGGAACATTATTTCTGAAAATACACGCCAGTCGTCTATTGGCGCAAATCCGCAGTTATATATCCTATTTGGTGAAATGTCAATCGGTTTACCAGCGAATTGCATGCTACGCATCGATGGTAATATTTGTCTGTCGTAAACATATTGGTAAACTTTTTCAATTTCATCCTTCAATTGAGGATATTTCTTCTGATGCATTTTTTTATTTCTGGTAACTAGCTCTTCCCATGTTTCCCTTCTTTTGAGCTTAGGGAGGTATTTAGCATACTTCATGTGAACTGTAATGTCCGAAAGTATCCTATTCGAAATGTCCATATTCATAATTCATTTTAAAATATTTTTAATTATTATTGCGTTCTTCTTCAACTTCCATTGAAGCTTGTTTTCTTATTTTTTCTGTCAATTTTTTTCTGCTAGTTAAAAGTTCGCTTACTCTTTGGTCTTGAAGTTTCCCGTGGATTTTATTAACTTCCAAAAAGCTCTTACCATCACCAGCTGCTGTTGTGTCAATTATAATTCTTGCATTGTCAAATACACAATCTTCAAATATTAACCCATCTTTACCGAATCTGGATTTAAGAATAGCCACGGTGGCTTTGCCAGTTTCTTTTTGCTGAAGGGTTTTACCGACTGAAACGATAAAGTGTCCAATCTGTCCTCTCTTAATTGACCCGCCAATCATTGATGAATCAACCGTTGATGCATTTAACGAACTTCTATTACCTTGAATACATGTCCACCCCACAACGTTGAATTCGGCTATCATAGTTTCGAATTGGCGCATTATGTTGCCTTCGGAAACGTATTGGTCTTCAGATTTTTTGTTGGATGATTGAATACAATCAATATAATCCAATAAAATAATATCTGGTCTGAATCCTTGCGCTATTAGCTTTCTAATGTATTGTCTTATTTTTGGGATGGTTGTGCCGTCACTAGGAAATTTCTTTAATTTAATTACACCAGGCATAGCCTTTTTTTCCGATGCAATTTTCTTAACTTCCTCTTTATGGTCTTTTAACTCATTTAATGTAATCATTTCGTTTGGGTTGACTGAATTATACCAGCAAGTTAAATGCTTTCTTTGAATAACCTTTGGCATGTCCTCGAAGAAAATCTGAAGAACATTTTTACCCAAATCTTTGGCGGTATTAGCAATCTTAGTTACCATTGTTGTTTTACCAACCCCAAACGGCGCTAAAATAACGCCAAGTTCGGATGGGGCTAATCCCCCATCCATATTAGTATCTAACCCGTTAATCCCAGTTGGTATTGGTTTTCTAAAATCATCTGCCAATACATCATCAATTGCATTAAAAACATCAACAGAATCATCTTTATTATCCCCCAGCTCCAGCGCTTTACGCATCATTTCTTCGCATTCATCATACCTATCTGATTCGCCAGCATCGATAATTTTTTGTATTTTATCAATTGTACCTTTTAAAGCTTGCTGCTTGCAGAAATTTAATGCTCTTTTCTTAATATCATTCTCCCCAATTAACGGGGCTTCACGTATTTCACCAAACGTAATCTTACACATCTCCTTAGTTTGCT